ATAGGTTCGTCGCACCCACCCTGCGACCATGCGACGTATCATGGTTCGTCGCACCCTTTATTCATCCTTTCTTCTGATGTATCTTTTACCATCTTCTCCATAATAAGCTTCAAAATTTTCAGCTAAATCTTCATTCCTTTTTTTACCTTTTCCTAGCCATCCAAGTAATGTTTTTGAAGCTGTATTTAACTTTTCTGCAAGCTCTTCTGCAGGTACTTCTCTACCTTCTATTTCAATATTTGAAAACTGTATTTCAAATTCATTTACTTTTTTCTTTTTATTTTTTTCAACCAGTTCATGTCTTTTTTCTTGAGCCTTTTGCCATTGAGGTTTGACATCATCAGGATCAATATCTTGAAGGACTCCGTCTTGATCAACGACATGTACTGGATATTCAAAATAAAGATTAACTGGTGGAAACTTAGAGAATTCTCTCAATGTTCCTTCAATTCTCCACGCTGTAATTGATGTAGCTTTGTCCCTTGCCTCATTTACAAGCATGTCCAGTTCCTTGTAGTAATCATGGCCAAATTTGCTTTTACAGAAATCAATCATGATACTTTGAGAAAGAACATCATCTTGTGAAAGTTCATTTAACAGTTCAGGTTTGTTTGCTCTTAGATAGTCAACACAACATTTACAAGCACTCATATTTCTCAACTGTTTGTAATGTGCTTCATTTAGATCCAATTCAATCAAGTCAAGCAATGCATCTGGATCACGTGCAAATACTCCTGAACCACTGGCACGGTCCATACTTCTTTTCCCACCTTGTGAACCTTTTGAATGGTGGTGGCAGTAAATAACGGATGTACCTAATTCATTACAGATCTTGTCAAACTGGTTACAGAAGTTGGCCATCTGGTCCGCACTGTTTTCATCACCCGTAATAACTTTATAGATTGGATCTATGACTACAGCTATGTAGTCTTTCTTAGATGCCCTTCTAATCAATTTAGGAGCGAGTTTATCCATAGGAATAGATTTACCCCTTAAATTCCAAATATCGATATTAGTAAGGTTATTTGGCTTAATACCGAGTGCATTATAAACATCCTTGAACCTGTGCAAGCATGATGGTCTATCAAGCTCCAAATTGACATATAATGTTTTTCCTTGTGCGCATTGCCAGTTCAACCACTTCTTTCCTTCAGCAATGGCAATACATAATTCTATAAGCGTAAATGATTTACCTGCTTTAGATGGCCCAGCAACCAGCATCTTATGACCTTGCCTCAATATTCCTTCAATAAGAGGTGGAGCTAACTGTGGTAAATTATTCCAACATTCAACTAAAGATTCAGGTTCAGGCAAATCATCATTGATACTTTCAATCCATTCGTACCATTCATCCCATGACTCCTTACCAATATTGGTGTCAACCAAGAATTGTTTTTTACCATTTCTGATAACCCCTGGCATCCTTGATAAACGTGAGGGATTTCTATTTTGTGTATCTACATCAAGACCATTCTTTTTACAGATGTTGTAAAGATAATCAACACGCTTACGATATTCTCTCATATCATTTGCTTCAATTCTTACGATTGCATGAAGGCTTTTACCTCCTGAATGAACCAAACATGCTATCGGCAATTCCAATTCTCTCAATACTGCATTCTGTTCAGCTATTGGCATTGAGTCACTTTCTACAAGAGCATACTTAAAATCCGTTACATTTGAGTTCTTACAGCCTTTTCCGTCTAATGGGTTAAATCGTATCCATGCACCCGCTTCTTTGTTGTAATCGCCTAAAACAGCCCCAATATCGCCATCACACTTATTTAACTGTTGTATGAGCTTTCCTGCAGTCCTGTCCCAACATCCCTGAGTAGGTAAATGCTTTTCATCTTTAAGCCATGTCTTTGTAACATAACCAACATTTTCAGTAGAGTCAAACAGGATTTCCAAATAAGTAATAAGTTCATTGACTGGATTCCAATTAGTAGGCTCTCTTACTTCTCTACCTTCTATCCAGTTCTTATCGATAATGACCTGTTCGTCTTTTTCAATAACATCATCCCAATCAAGTTCATGGTCACTTTCTTGGTTTATCATTGGTGGAACCCATCCCTGATTTCTAGCATACTGAACTATGGTTCCACCCGTTACACCAGAACCAGTAAAAGAATCCCATTTTCTGTAACATTCGTTTTTATGGTATCTTTTGGAATCACGCTGACTCCATGAATCCCAGTCACTAGCGGTATATCCTTCAAATTTAAGTGCCATTCCAACACAGCACCATTCCTGATAATCAAGAAGAGAAGGATCAATATTATTCAGTATTTCTAATAAATCAGTTGTATACTCCACTTTTAATCTCCTCCTTTATATGTTGCAGGATCTATTCCATTAGGAACTCTCCACCCTGAAGCAGCTATTCTATTAATTAATTTTCTAGCCGATTCAAAAGACCATGTTCCAACTTGTTTGAATCCTTTGTTTTCTAACAGCCTAATTTGTTTAGGTGTAGCCAATCCTTCTTCTTGTCTTTTATGCAATCTGTCTAACAGCAAAGTTGCTTTTCCAGCATTGTCGACACTGTCAGGATAGATTCCATATTTTTCCAATGCCTTTATTTGTTTTTCACTTGCTGGTGCCATTTCCCATCCAAATGATGGTGTGTAACTTTGTAAGTCTTGGTCCATAATACTCATTTCAAACTGTAATGGATCAACGAGCTTTCTCTTTCTTTTACGCATTTCAGCAAGCTGTTTTGCAAGTGATTCCTCTCTTTGAGCAATGACATCACTTTGAGCTTCTTTTTCAGCATCTTCTATATCTATTGCTTCAAGTACATCTTCAGGAAGTGATGCACTTGCTTTATCTTCTAAATTCTTTGTCATCTGTTTGGCCACTTCATCGTTTTCACAAATCAAGTTGGCTGGATGACATAATTCATGGCGTTCCGTATGCCATAAAAAATCAAGTAGTAACAGATGGTCCTTGCCTTCACGTAGACGAGTACCACGACCGACCATTTGTGAGTATAAACTTCTCACTTTCGTTGGTCGCAAAACGATAATACAGTCAACACTAGGACAATCCCATCCTTCGGTTAACAGCATTGAATTACATAAGACGTTGTATTTGTCATTTTCAAAATCTTTTAATATTTCCGCACGATCTTTGCTGTCTCCATTTACTTCTGCAGCCTTAAATCCATTAGCATTTAAAATATCTCTGAACTTTTGAGAAGTTTTGACTAAAGGAAGAAAAACAACTGTCTTTCTATCTTTACAATACTTTTTCATTTCTTTTGCTATCTGTTCAAGATAAGGATCCAACGCAGTTCCTATATCACTTACCTTGAAGTCACCAGACTGAACTCCGACCCCGGACAAATCCATCTCTAACGGTAACGTAAGTGCCTTTATAGGTGTTAGATAACCTTCTTTGATAGCTTTTGGAAGTGTGTACTGATAAGCAAGACTTTCAAAGAAACTTCCTAGATTTCTCATATCTCCTCTATCAGGTGTAGCCGTTACACCTAATACCTTAGCGCTGTCAAAATATTCCAATACTCTTTGATAACCATCACTTAAACAATGATGTGCTTCATCAATAATGATCGTGTCAAAATAATCTTTTGGAAACTGTTCTAATCTCTTGGTTCTTTGTAATGTCTGTACTGAACCAACGACGATTCTAAACCAGCTTCCAATACATGTTTCTTTTGCTTTTTCCATAGCACATTTAAGTCCTGTTGACTTAGCAATCTTGTCACTTGCCTGTTCAAGCAGTTCCCCTCTATGTGCCATAATAAGAACTCTATCCCCAATTTTTACGCAGTCTTTGGCAACCTCAGCAAAGACGATTGTTTTTCCACAACCAGTAGGCAAAACAAGGAGAGTCTTTTGAACTCCCTTGTTCCATTCTTCAAATATAGAATCATGTGCCTCTTGTTGATAAGGTCTTAACTGCATTAGAATTGTCCTGGATTATAGTTAGGTGTTGCTTGTGGTGTAACTGGCATTTCATCTTTTGGATAGAATTTTTTAATTTCATTGTATTCATTGCCGTTGTAAATTTTTGTACCAATCTTACAGCGTCCTGTTGAACCAGGAACCATTGGCCAGTTCATCTTTAATGGTTCTCCTTTTTTCTTTTGTCCAATTCCTCTAAAGAAGGCACTTAAGATTCTTTCGACTTTTGAATGTAAAAATAATTTATGTTTGATGATGACTTCTTTACCGTTATAGTTGATAGCAATACTTACGATTGCTTGATTACAGGCCGACATCTTTTCAGAGCCGTTGAATCTTCCTCTTTCATAACTTTTTACAGTAAAGTCATAATCACCTGCAGGTAAGATAATGAACTCACTTTCTTCTTGGATGGTATCATCCCATCCTAATTCATGACCTTCCATCATTCCGTTATTCATCCCGTTGTTATATGCATCCATTTAATCATCCTCCTAAAACGCTCTGATATTTTCGTTAATAATTTTTAATACTTGTGGCCAAGCACCTATTAATACTCCATTGATAAAGTTTGGATCATAATTATCAATTGGTGTATCTTCAGGATAATATCCTTTGAAGCTGACCGCTTTTCTAACTTCTTCTTCAGTTACAAGATTTTGATCCATTAAATCCCTCAATGGTTTTGGAATCATACTCTGTACAGTTTGTTGTACTGAAGCTGCATTTACAGTAGGTACTGCTTCTTGAATTCCAACTGTTTGTAATTCCTTATCTACTTTGATTTCCTCAACTTTTGGTTCTTCTCGAGAAACTTGAGGAACAGCATTCATAACAGGTACTGTATTTACTGTTGGTGCAGGTGCAACATTCTCATTTAATTGGTGAGCAAATAAATGAGCGATTGCTCCAAAATCAAGTGGCAGTTCTTCAGGTAATCCATCCCTATTCTTTGCGTCCCAGCAAGGGTGATGTGATGTATACATGACACGTTGATCACCTTGTGCCTTATACTTTTTACCTTTATCATCTACAGCCACGCTGAATGTTTTGTAGTTTGCAAATAAGACCATGTCTGCCCACTCTTTTGTAAGAGGTGCAGTTTGTGCTGTTGTTTTCTTTCCAAGCTTTAATTCATAGCGATCGTAAGCACCCATTTCATTAGGCTGTTCAAATTTACGAATAGTCGCATGAGCCGTTAAAAGAACATTGATATTGGCCACATCTACGACATCTTGGAGAAGATTAAGAAATCTTCCCCATTCTTCAGCAATATAGGTATAACCTGTACCATATCCAAATTCTTCTACACCTGATTTACCATGTTTTGCACAGATAGCTTCCGTACATAATCTTTCCGCCCAGTCGGCAGTATCGATAACTAGTGTTTTACAGTTTCTTTTTTGAATGACTGATTGAACTTCCGCAATCAGCATTTGCCAGCTCGTTGGCTTTGGTAATCTTCTTACATCATATTTTTTAGTAGATCCTTCAGTATCAATAAATAAAGGATCTGGAAATTTCATTGCAAAAGTTGTTTTACCAATTCCTTCAGGACCATAGAAAACAACTTTTTGTGCTCCGTTTATTACTCCTTCAGTAATTTCAAAATCCATTAGAATTCACCTGCTTTCCATGTTGGTTGAGGATTTATTGGTTGAAGTCCAGTTTCTTTAACATAGCCATCTTCAATGATTACTGAACATTCATCACCAGTAGATACTCTTGTTGCAATAGCTTGCAGTCCTTCTTGTTCAAGCCATGCATTGAACTCTGTTAGAGTTCTTAAATCCATTTGTTCTAGCTTGTCTAATAAGACAAAACCGCAATCAGGATTTAATTTACGAACGATAGCAGTAGAAACTCTTAATTGGTCACTTCCGCTCATGCTGTCCCATTTCTTTCCTTTGTAAGTCAATTCATTATCTTCAATACTTAATTCAGGCAATGGTAAATCCGCATTGTTCAATAAGTCATATTTTTGTTTACGTACATCTTCAATTTGATTTGTAAGGTTGTCATATTGTGACTTATATCCTTTTGCTTCTTCTTCAGCTTTTTCCTTATCAAGATTTGCTCTAACCTTGCGATTTGTTTCTTCAATTTCAGCTAGGTTCTTTTCTAGTTCATCAGTTGATTGATCCAATAAATCTAAAGCATCTGTCTTGGCCACGCTTAAATCATATGTAGCCTTGTTCAATTCCTCTTTCTTTTGATTTAGCATTTGTTCATAGCGTGCTACTTCATCCGTTAAGGTTTTGACCTGATACTCATATTGAGTGACCTTTTCTCTTTTTCTTTGGTTCTCACCATTTTGAGCAAGAATAGCCTGTTGCTGATTGATTAAATCTTGAGGACTTACCAAATCCTTAGGTGCATCTTCAAAGAACGGTTGTTCCTTAGCAAACTTAGCTTTTTGATCAGCAATACGACCTACTGTCAATCTTTCCTGATAAAGCTCATTTTCTTGTTTTTGATAAACAGCTAATTGATCTCCAACTCCGATGATATTTAAAAGAACTTCCGCCTTTTCCTTGTTTGTCTTGTTCATGAATTTTGGTAAATCCAACGCAAGCTGTTCAATAAAAGAATTCAACAAGTTTTGTCCTGCTTTCTTACCGCTAGGATCAGTAACTTTTAAAGAACTGTTCTTTCCTTTTCTTTCAACGATAATTCCATTGCTTAATGTAACTTTTAAAACTGGTGGAATAGTTGAGCCTTCTCTTGCAGCGTTGCTGGGCTTGTTTTTATCTCCACCTAAAGCCCATGCGATACTGTCAAGTACCGAAGTCTTACCTTGGTTATTGTCCCCACCAATAATAGTCAATCCATTTTGTGTTGGATCAATCTTAACTGCTTTGATTCTTTTAACGTTTTCTAACTCCAATGCATTAATCTTCACTGACATCTTTACTTTCCCCTTTGTCTCTTTCTTCAATTTTATTTTCAATAAGTTTTATTAATGTACCCGTACATTTTTCGAACTCATTTATTGCTGATTCATAAATATCCTTTACTTGTTTTTCTGAAATACCGTATGCTTCACTTAAGAAATCACTTCCGCTAATTCCTAATCCTGCATCCATTTCAATAATAAGATTGCCATCTTCATCATAGTGAGCTGTTGAAAGCAATCTGATAACGTTTAATTTAGGCTTTCCTTCAGGTTCAAAATTTAAATCTTTTCCACTGATTTTTACTACTTCAATATCTTTTGCACCCGCATCTTTAGCGGCTTGAATAATACTTTCTAGAAATTTATCCATTTTTATTTCTCCCTTTTGATGTATATTTCTACTTGATATCTTTCTTGTTTTGGATATTCACTAAAGATATCAATTTTGTTTCCTTTGATAGCTCCTCCGCAGTCTTGAGCTAGATATTCTTTTCCATCTATCAAAACTGTAGAACCATAAGGAATGATTGAAGGATCTACCGCAATGGTTTTACCTTCTTGTGCAATTACACCTGTAGAAGTTAAACTTCCATAGATGTCTTCTCCTGGCCAATAATACGTTATGGTAAACTGGCCAAGTGCTTTTCATTTAGAAAGTTCATCAACTTGTTCTTGTAGTTGATTTCTTTCTACCTGGATACATTCATACATAGCTTTGTACTGAACATATTCACTTAATTGGTTTTGAGTTTCTTTCAACTCTTGCTTATATAACTCCATTTGTTTGCTTTGTTCTTCATAAGCTGCTTGTGTTGATTTTGCTTGAGCATAACCAGTACCACTAAGAATCAAACCGAAGACACAAAGTCCAAACAATGTGACCTGAGCTTTTTTAGTCAATCTCATATTTGCAATTCCTCCCGAATTTGTTTATAATTTATGTGCTATGTTGTGTGTCCTTTTTTCAAGGGCACTTTTTTCATTTAAAGAATTAAGCAACGCAATAATCAATTGCTCACTAGGACTTCTACTAAACTTGTTCATGTAGTCCTCGAATGCTTTTCTTGGAATGTGTACGTTTCTTCTTTTGTTAGCTATCGCAACACTTCCTGGAAAGCATCCTTGTTGAATTGCATTGATAATGAATTCTCTACTCTTATGAGTAATCTTCATAACTTCTTCAACTGAAATGTTATTTTCATCCATGAGCTATCCCTCCTTTCTATGAAAAAGCCAATTCACTTATTTCATCTGACAACTCAGCAAATTCAACACTTGAAATCAAGTCCAGCATACAACCCATTTCTATAAATGCACTTAATCTTGCATATTGCCTTGAAATATGCGATAGTGCCGTTTTGAATTCAGCTAACTTTGAAGAATAATCTTCTGGTAAACACTCTTCATAATCTTTTTTTGCTTGTTTTTTACGTTCAACAAGTTCCTTCAAAAATTTCTTTTCATTTTTGATTTTGAATTTGAAAATATCAATTTGATCTTTTTGGTTCATAATTTTTTCTCCTTTCTATAACGTGTTTGATAAAGCAACAATAACAACCGCTATTTCCGATTGCTTTCTTGTTTTAGCTTGTGGGGTTACGTTTTTCCAGCCCGCTATTCTGTCTATAGCTTTTCTTAAAACAGCCCAAGTAATTGGATATCTTTGTTCAATATTTTCCATTTCTTTTTCTCCTTCCTACTACTGACCATCAAGGAACCAACCTCTATTACAAAATGAAAGCTTCACGTATTGTATTAAAAAGAAATTTGTTATTAAGTTGGTGTTTCTATGATCAATTAATTTTAGGAATCTAATAAAATAGGCTTTATTAGAGATTGATTCCTGGATGATCAGTAATTTATTTAATTGCTTTCGACATCTTTCATCTCTTTCTTTATAATTAAGTTATCAGTGCTCCCCAGTATTGAAATCTAATTAGAAAGCGAGATGAGACACATTGATTAAAAATACAAAAGAGTTATACGATGAAACATATAAACTTCTTAATGTAATTAACAATAACCCTGCAAATATCAACAATCACTTATCAAAAATAGATACCATCGATAGAAACAAAATCATTAATCTTATAAATGAGTACAAATTAGTTTTAGGATTTAATACTTCTACAAATATGGCTGGTAACTTTACACTTACCGTAAAACAAAGTATCAGCTTAAGTGCTCATGGATTTAGATTCTTATATTTCTATGAAAAATATCATGATAGTGATCTAGATATTATTTCTTTGCTTAGTGATACTACTGGTTTAGTAGAAAAAATAACCAGTAAAGAACAATTTTCTAATCTTAAACAGCTTCTTGTTATTATCGTAACTGCGTTAATAACTTCTTATTGTTCTACATTATTTTGATATCCTGACTTATATCTGCTTTATTTAATGGAATGTCTAAACTTACAACAAACATTCCATTTTTTCTGTGTATAGACATATCAAGAACAAACTGTGTAATGTCCATACCGTTTAGAAATACTTTTGTTTGCTGTTCATCAGCTTTAATAACAACGCTACTTTCCATTCAGCATCTCCTTTCTTATATTTTATTTAAGGTTGCTTTTAATTCAACTTTTTATTTAAAAAAATAATATCTCTTTCGTGCTTTGTTAATTTCAAAGCATGTGTTAATCCTACAATCTCTGAAGCCGTGAATTCACCCAAACCATTTAACCTATTGTATAAAGTTTCCCTTGAAATATAAGATTTTTTTGCAATAGCAGTCATAGTCATTCCACTATCTTCAATTTTTTGTTTCAATTTCTTTATATCTGTCATTTTTTCCTCCTTTCAAAAGTTGCATAACATTCAACCCACACATAATATAACACAAGGTTGAATTTGTGTCAACCTTGCACACAAAAATGTTGAATAATTTTACAACTTATGATATTTTATAAATGAAGAAAGAAAATGAGGTGATAAAAAATGCTTGAGTTGTATAGAAATATAAAGAAACAACGTCAACAATTAAATTTAACACAAACTGAATTAGCTCAAAAATTAGGCTATGCCGATAAAAGTATGATAGCAAAAATTGAAAAAGGACAAGTTGATTTGCCACAATCAAAAATAATAGCATTTGCTGATGCATTAGAAACAACTCCTGGTTTATTAATGGGATGGAGTGAACCAAATGCACAAAATGATATAACTGATAATGCAGATAATCTTTATAAAATAGATAAAGTCAAATTACCATTATTAGGAACTATAGCTTGTGGAGAACCAATATACGCTGATGAAGATAGAGAAAGCTATATTATGGTTGGTACTGATATGAAGGCTGACTTTTGTTTAAAGTGTCAAGGAGATTCAATGATCAACGCAAGAATTTATGATGGAGATATAGTTTTTGTTAGAAAACAAGATATTGTAAACAATGGAGAAATTGCAGTTGTAATAATTGATGATGAAGCTACATTAAAACGTTTTTATTATTATAAAGAACAAAACCTTGTTATCTTAAAACCTGAAAATCCAAAATATGAAGATATTGTTTTATCAGGTGATAGATTAAACGAAGTGAAAGTGCTTGGAAAGGCTATTGCTTTTCAAAGTGATGTTATTTAAAAATGGATCTATCCAATAAAGAAAATAGAATTCTAATGTTCTTTATAACGTTTTTTACAGGATGCTTCGGAGTACATTGTTTTATACAAAGAAACTATAAAAAAGGCGTGTTCTATTTATTTACATTTGGTGGTTTCTTTGTTTGCTGGCTATACGATATATTCAAATCTTTTTTTGATATTTTTAAAGATGAAAAATTCAGCAAAACTACATCAGTTCCAACTATTACACCAATTAATAAAAAAATAGAAAGTAGCATTCCTAACAAGATTATTCAAAACGACAACCAACCAAAATCAATACACCAAGATTATAAAAACTTATATCGAAAAGTTGTATTTTTGCATAATTGCAACGGTAGTCCTATTAGAGACAATGACAAATATCCTCGTTATCTTTTTTATGATTTCAAAATAACTAATCCTAGTGTTTTTCATAAAAAACTCGTTACACAAGGATATCTAGAACCTGGTTTTTTAGATGACACACTTAGAAAATTAAGAATTGTCGATTTGAAAGAAATTTTACATTCTTTTAATTTACCTGTTTCAGGAAATAAAAATGATTTAATATCAAGATTGAAAGAGAATGTTCCAGAAGATAGCCTAAAGTTTTTAATCAATGAAAAATCAGTTTTGGTCCTAACTGAAAAAGGAGAAAAATTGGTAAAGGAAAATCAAGATTTAATAGATCATCATTCTTACGGACTTCATTGGCAAATCCCACTGGATGAATATATCGAAGTGAAAAACACTTTGCCTTTTAAAGGAAGTTTCTTTGCTGTTGCATGGGGAATTTTAGATAAGAGAAAACTTGACAATTATTGCGACAAAGAATTCGAAGCTTTATCATCTACGATTTATTTTATGTCTGAGTTGCTTGGAAAAGAGAAAAAATACAAGCAGTCTTTACAATTCTTATTAGCCGTATTTTATTTAGATACAAGCGGAGTTTTTTCATTAACTTATGGTAAAGAGTTTTTTAAATCTAGAGATAAAAAAGAATTAGAAAAAATGTGTAATATAATATTCACATTTGCTCCAGGAATAATAGAACAAATTGTTCATTATCAAAAATTCTTTGAACCAGGAATGATAGATGAAGTTTATGCTTGTTATCCTTTACCAATAAATTATTGTAATAAACAACTATTTGAATCAATGATTAATGAATTATATTACAATGATTTCTTTGATGAAGAAAAATACTTCAATATTCTAAAAAATAAATTTTTAAAATCAATCTAACCATAACAAAAAAAGGAGATGTATCTATGAACGTTTTAGAAAAAATGGTAAAAAATAAACGTTTACCTGTATTATTTATCGGCTCTGGTATTCCTAAACGTTATTTAAAAAACTTTCCAAGTTGGGATGAACTTTTAAATGAATCATTTTCAAAAGTAAATAGTGATCCATTTTATATTGGCAGATATAAAGAAAAATTCAAACGCGAGGGTTTATCAAATTTCGATCAATATAAAGAATTAGGCACTATTATCGAAAGTGATTTCAACGAAGCATTTTATAATAGAGAAATTTCATTTGGTAAAACAAAAAATCCAAGTTGGGCAAAAAGAGGGATTTCTCCATACAAAATGTATATAAGACATAGACTTAAAAATTTAAGACTAAATAATACTTCACCTATTATAAAAAAAGAACTTCAAGAAATGGCATTATTAAAAAACAAAGTATCTGCAGTTATAACTACAAACTATGATAATTTTATTGAAAAGTATATTCTAGATGAACATTATACAGTTTTTACAAGACAACATGAAATGTTTTCTAAAGATTCTTATAATGTTTCAGAATTATATAAAATCCATGGTTCTATCAATGATGCCAGCACTATAATCATTACAAAAGATGATTATGCTCAATTTAATGAAAGTAGAAAATTATTTATTGCAAAGATGTTAACTTTATTCACAGAATCTCCAATCATTTTCTTAGGATATTCATTCACAGATGAAAACATAAGACAAATTGTTGTTGATTTTCTTAACTGTTTAACTCCTGAACAACTTAATACAATTAGTGATAATTTTATATTTATTACATACAAAAAAGGCGAAAAAAATCTAGAAGAAATTAAAAGAACTATTGTTACTGAAAAAGGTGAAAATATCCCTATCACTGAAATAGCTACTGATAACTTTTTAAAAGTATATCAAACAATAAATCAATTAGTTCCTGGTATGACACCAAAAAATATAAGAGACACTCAAAGATTGGTAAAAAGAATTGTTAACAATACAATCATCAGTGGTGATCCATCCAATGTGATTTTCGGTATTGATGAAATTCCAGATGATATTTCAGATAAAAATATTGCTATTGCTATCGGTAACAAAGAAGATATGATAAATCAATATGGATACAGTCTCGTTAAAGATGAAGAAATTCTAGAAGACATTATATTCAATAATAAAAAATTTGATGCAAAAAATATGTGTAAAGAAAGATTTAAATCACTTTATTTGAATAGATTGATGCCTGTGTATAAATACATAAAGAAATCTAAAATTGATATAAGTGAAGTACCTAAATTAGAAGACTACGTTAACAATCATAACGAAGTAGATAAAATTATTACTCCAGCATATAAAAAGAAACATTTAAAAAGTGCTCCAACATTTAATAATATTATTGAAGTAAAAAAGTATATGCAAGAGAATAATGATATCAATAAAGTATTCAAAGGTGTCTTAAATAGTATTGATACTTTATCATTATATCAGCTTCGAGAAATTTGCAAACTTTATTTTTATAATTATATTGATAAATTATCAAAAAATTCAAATTTTAAAAGAGTTGTAATGTATATAGATTATATGGAGAATTTTAATTAAAGAAAAAATGCTAGTACCCACGTTATAGCTAACCATAACCGTTACTAACATTTAATCTCATTTGACACATTTAAATTATGTTATCTTTAATACATTGAGGTTTAACAATAGAATGTTCTTACCTTCAATAGATAGTATATCAATTTTTTTGAAAAAAACAACCTATTTTTTAATAGCTGAAATTTATAAAAAAAACAAATTTTCCAATAGTTTTTATTAGCAAAGCGCATTAAAATATTAAAAAAATCACATAAATTTACGATTTTAACAAATTTTTTCAAATAATTTAATTTCGTTTAACTAATAAATTTTTTATAAAAAACTCCCCTGCTACCAACAGGAGAGTAAAAATAAGGTACTACCAATACCTTAATAAAAAGAACCATCTCAAAAGTCCTTTTACGTACTCAATTTTACCACATAGAGCACGTTCAAGGCAAATATAATTGAAAGGACGTGTTTTTATTATGGCTAGAAAAGTCACATATAAGCGTAGACCGAATAATAGTGGTACAGTGGTAAAACTATCAGGCAAACGTAGAAAGCCCTACTGTGCCAAAATTTCAAGTGAAGAACGTGACATAGTTACAGGAAACAAGAAACAAGTAACTATTGGTACTTTTGAAACTGAACTTGAAGCTTTAAATGCCCTATCTCTTTATCATTTAACCGTTAATAAACAAATAAACGATAAAGAGGCAAAAGAATTGTCTTCTGATATATTTAACAAAGTTAAAGAAAGACATGATAGTAAAGTTCCAACATTCAAAGAAATCTTTGACATTTTAGACAAAGAAGAATTTTCTTTGTTATCAGATTCATCTCATTCAGGTTATAATTCATGGATCAAACATTTTAAACAAATATATGATAGAAAAATAACTACTATTACATTACAAGATCTTCAATATGTTTTTGATAATGATAAATGTGGAAAAGGTACAAAAATACACATGAAGGTACTTTGTACAAAAATTTTCAAATATGCAGTTATTCATAAATATATCAATCGTGATGATGATTATACTGAATATATCAGTTGTGGAAAAGACGAAGATAGCAAAAAGCATTATGCTTTCTCATATGATGAAATTCAATGTTTAAGAGAAGAAAACACTGATATGGCTAAGATTGTGCTTATTTATATTTATAGCGGTTTACGTGCAAACGAATTACTCAATATCGATAGAAATGATATACACATAGATGAAATTTGTAACGATGATGGAATTGAAAGAAAAGTTTCATATTTCTATACCGGCTCAAAAACATCTGCAGGTAAAAATCGAATTGTTCCAATTCATGATTCCATAAAAGAATATGTAATAGAATTACTGTTATGTGAAAATAAAAGGCTGATAGACCGCAGCTATGTAAGTTTCAATAATATTTGCTTTTTAGAATACTTAACAAACTTAAATATGAAACATACTATACATGATACAAGAGTTACTTTCACTACTCTTTGTCAATTGAATAATGTTGATGTTTTTAGTAGAAAAAGAGTGCTAGGACACAAAATGAAAGATATTACTTTTGATACTTATACTGATACAGTTATTAACAAATTATTCGTAGAAATTAATAAAATAAAAGCTTAATTTTTTGTTACTAATTTGTTACTAATTGCGTACATTTAGTAACATTTAATCGTCCAAACCCCCTTGATTTTACGTCATTTTTAAATCATATTTTTTTAAAATATGAAAAACTATCTCAAAAATGAGATAGTTTCATAAATCATAAAAATCATTTCTGTATTGATCATAAGAAGAAGGAGAAAGAGTAAGATCCAGGGAATAACCTTTTTAATCATTTTCTATTTTCTTAGGAAAGATAATTGTTGTCTTAAAGAGATCACCATCTACATTCACTTCAAAAGTTCCACCTTGAACCTCCACAAAGCTTTTACAGATAGCAAGTCCTAAACCAGAACCTTCACTTTTACGTGAAGCATCTCCTTGTACAAATCTTTCTGTTAAATCACCTGGATTAGATATTTCATGTGCTGAAATATTTTTGAAAACGACAATGACTTGTTGATTCGTTTCAACGATTTGTAAATAAACTCGTGTATGTTCTAAAGCGTATTTACAGATATTTTGACATAAATTTTCTAAAACACGATAAGTTTTTTCACTGTCTAAATGACAAATGATTTTTTTATTTTCATAATCATTTTTTAGATTTAAATGATGATGTTCGAATTGTTCTTGATATTCAAAGAGAACTTGTTGTAATAAGGCATGAATATCTAAATCTATAGGATTTAATTGAATATTACCACTATTGACTTTAGATACTTCAAATAGATCTTCAATAAGTGTTTTTAATCTTTTAGTATTACGATCTAAAATATCAATATATTCATCTTGTTGTTCTTTTGATAAATCTTCATTTTTTAATAAATCAATATAAGAAATAATAGATGTTAAAGGTGTTTTTAAATCATGAGAAACATTACTAATCAATTCTGTTTTCATCTTTTGTGATGCGACTTCTTTACTTACCGCATCTTTAAAACCATCATTGATACAATTAAGTTCATCTTTTAAGGAATTAAATAAACCAAGATCTTGATTGATTTTATCATTAAATTCACCTTGAGCTAAATGATTGGCTGATTGTAAAAGAACTTGATAATCATTGCTTACTTTTGAAAGTAGCTTTTTAGAAATCAACATAGTAATGATGGCACAAACCAAAGAAACAAAACATGTAAAAATAAGATAAATACGTGGACTAATATAATAAAGATTTCCTATAATTCCCATAAAAAAATAAACAAATAATAAAATTCCTTCAATATAAATACCACTGATTAAACCTAATTTAAGAATGATGTTTCCTTTTTGATTCTTTAAATCAAATTGTGTTAAGCTTTTAATTTCATCTTTAAAATAGTGATAAGCACTACAAACAAGCGTATGTTCTTTAATAAAGTCTTTACCAAAAACAAGAATAGATTTGATATAAAAGATAAAATACATAATCATGGCATAGAAAACAAACCAACCACCTACATTGATAAGAGGCTCAAGCGCAACACCGGCACCAGCCATTCCTCTTTCTCTTAGCATCCAAGCAAAAGTTCCTTGCCAAGAGGCCCTTAATACTTCTGTCATGACAGCAAGCCACATTGCAATTAAAATAATATAAATAAAGAACATAAAGAATAATTTAACTTTAACAACTGTTTTAAAAGGCTCAATGTCAATCAGTTTTCTTACTGGCACAAATAACATAAAAATGACAAGAGCTGCAACAATGATAAAGACATAGGTTATTAAAACATCAGAAATGGATCCTTGTTTAGAACATAATTGTTCTAAATAACAATTTGTTGGTAATTTTTTAGGTATCGCAATTAATACTTTAATGTTTGTTGGATTATTGATGGTTATTTGATTAATAATATCACTATTACCTTCATCTAAATAATTATTTTTAAAAAGTTGATCAAAGGAAGTATTGTAGAAGGATCCTTCCCAATCGCTGGTTTGATTTCCTTCAAGAGAAACATTTCCATTTTCATCATAATCAATGGTTGTATACCATTGATAGTCATTTAATACTTTTTTATCTTGAGTTTCAAATGCTTTTTTTAAATTCTTTTTAGAATTTGTGAAAAAGATTTTTTCGTCTGTTTTATCATAAACATAATATTTGATTCCTTTTGTATCACGATTATTTTCATCATCTAACTCATAAATATAGTCATTAAAAACATCTTTTAAAGAATAATCACCATAAACATTTAGTTGA